TCCCATTCAATATACGGAGTAATTGTGCTTATCTTATATTTTTCAGTTTCGCTAAATTTAAGGGTTCTACCAGCATACTTTTGTTTTTCTGTTTCATTTAATCTGCTTACAAACATATAGTCAGTGCCTGTTGTTGCAGTTCTACTTAATATTAAATTAATACTAGGTGCAAGGGTGTCATCGAAGTAAATTACATCATAATCTCGATTTCGATCATCTACGTTTGTAACTTTGTATTGCCTATTACCTAACAGTATGTTTCTATTAACTAATTCAAATAAATCGTTTACGCCATCTAAGTCACCTGTTAGGTCTATTTTATAGATTTTTATATTATTATTTCCTAATAATACATCTTCGTAATAATTACCAAAAATTGATACAGTTTCTAAATCTGTAGTCAAACGTGTTGCTTTTACTGAGAATTTATAATTTTGTGTAATAGCTGGCTGATATGGTATACGCCCGGCAATTTCTCCATTTTGACTATCAAGTACCATGCCTGGCGGAAGTTCACTTGGTGATCCGTCATCGTTAACATCGTCAAGAGTGTAAACTACAACGCCTTCTAGTGTCCAATTATCTATAATGTCTAAGTATAACGTAGTATAATTGGCTGCACGTTTAAAACCTAAATCTCTTGGAGTAATCCAAGTTGGTGTTCTTACATTTGTTACGTCAGCAGTAAATATACCTGTAGCAGACTGCATTAATGTGTTGTCTGCTTTTAAGTAATCATCACCTACTAGGTATATTTTGAACTCGCGTCTTACAAAGTTTTCTCCGTCTGTTACTGTAACAGCAAATGGATAATAACGATTTAATTTACGTGGATTAGAAGTAGGCTCATTATAACCGTAGTCAACTGTGTCATAATAAAAACTAGCATACCCGTTTGAACTTAGTGCAGCATAATCCATTGGCAATCCTGCAAACGGAGACATATCATATCCTCCACCCACGTATCGTTTGTCTAGACTAAGAAGAGGTTCTGTAGTACCTGTAAGTTTGCCGTCTTCGGATAATGTGATTCCTGGAGGGAGTACGCCGTCACCGTCAGCAATGAAATATGTTAATTCGTCGCCTGCGCTTAGATCGGTGTCTGTTGCTGTTAATTGATAATCTATTATTTCACTGTCTAAGATAAAAAGTGCGTCATTTGATCCTACATTTAATAATCCTGGTACAGTTGTCCATTGTGGATCATCAGGTCCGGTAACAACAAACTCTATTGTACAGTCTTGCCATTCATCGTCTGTTGACGCTCTAAATACTGATGTAAACGTAGTGTCATATGCAACTTCATAAACAGTACCTGTTAAGTAATTACCTTCTAAACGAGTACCGGAAGGTAAGTCGCCGCCTATTTGTTCAACTTCTATGTTAGCAACAGACGAAAGCGGAAGTAGTATGTTTACTGCACTACGTTCGACTAGTACACGGTACCTAGTACCTGTTGGTATATTCCATAATTTAGACATTAATTAAACTTCCTTAATATTAAGTATTTATCGGAAGTTTATAAAGCGCCACCGTCTAGACTTGTGGCTGCAGGAGCTGTTAATGTGCCAAAATCAACATCAGAATTAAAAATTATAAATTCAAGTGCGTTATTTGCTATAGAGTCAAGGCCGCCGAAGTCTCCAGTTCCAGGTGCAAAGTATTGGTTATACAATGCTTCTACATCTACACCTCTAACGTTACCATACAAATTTCCTCTAACATCGCCTTCATGAAATCCTACAGTAGAACCTACGAGCGGTCCTTTAAATTGTGGTGCTGTAATAGGCCCAGTGGCAGTAATTTCATTAATATTTACTATGTCATATCCACCGCCGTCTAAGTCGCCGCCGAGTTGTGGAGTTGCATCTTCTGATATTTCTAGAATATCTGATTTAAGTGCAAGCTCTACCCAAGCACCTCCATGGCTGTAATATGCGCCGCCTGTGCTATGTACGTGTACAAATAATCCGTGATATGTACTTGCATTTGGCAAGTCTTCTAATGTATTATAAACATTATTATAAAGTATTCTAGCATCTTCAAAGTCATATTGCTTTGTAACATAATTATCGTCTGATACAGGAGTTTGGGTAAGATCGTACACTTTATCATTACTAATAGTAATATTGTTATCAGTAGCACTTAACGTTAATCCAGCACCACCTACTATTTTTTTAAACTGTAGATCATAATTTAGACGTTGTACAAATAATCCTTGACCACTATCGCCTAAATTAGTGGCAGTTGTTTTCTCATCATCACGTAAGTCTAATTCTTCAAAGTTAGCATTTGTTTTAATAAATGCTTCTCTTAAATCGTCACCAGTGCCGTCATTTGCGATATTACCAATATTGATTAATTGTATTGCCATTCTTTTTTCCTATTATGAAACTGTAATTGTGCCAACCATTGAACCGTGGTATTGACAGATGTAATAGAATGTACCAGTACTGCCAACTATCCATCTAACCGTACCATTTTGTGTACCGCCATTAGTTACGCCAGTTGCTTGACTTCCTGTGCCTGTAACAGCAGCAGTCTTAATCCAAAACGGGTGTCCACTAGCATTAACATTAAAGTCAACAATATCGCCATTATTGAAGTTTAATCCTGGGTCAGTTCCATTTACTGCACCACCTCTATCAGTTCCACTTAGTGTATAATCACTTGAACTGCTTGCTGTAACAGTAATTGTATAATCTGCTGCAGGTGTTGTGCTAGTATCATTAATAGTAACAGTTGTTGTAGCTTCACCATTGTCTAATGCTAATTGTAATGTTTCTGAACCTTCTGTTGTTTGGTCAGCTGTAATTGGTAATACTAGTGACGCAGTGTCACTATTAACTGTGAAGTTACCTGTTAATAAATTATCATCAATATCAGCTGGAAGTACGCCAGAGATTGTATATGGTACAGATGTACCATCATCTACGTTTTCTGTTGTTAATGTAATAGTCAACGAGTCGCCTTCATTAACAGTGTTTGCACTATTTGCTAATGCATATGTAGCAGCAGGCGCAATACTTGTATCGTTAACGGTAATACTAATATTATCTTGTCCGTTATCTAATGCAAGATTCATAGTTTCTGTGCCTTCGGTTGCAACGTCTTCAGCAAATGTAAACACCAATGTATCTGTATTTGACGTAATAGTAAAGTCGCCTGTAATACTTCCTGCTGTTAAATCGTTTGCGTCAATACCAGTAATTGTATATGGTACAGTTGTCGCATCATCTGTTGCTGTAGTAGTTAACGTAATTGAAACTGTGCCGCCTTCGTTGACTGCACTAACATCACCTGACAACGCAAACGTTGGAGCTGCTGCTGTGCTTGTATCATTAATTGTAATACTAACATTAGATTGACCATTGTTTAGTGTAACAACTAATGTCTCAGCGCCTTCAGTTACAGAGTCTTCTGCAAGTGTAAGTATAAGATTTGCGGTATTGTTAGTAACAGTAAAGTTGCCTGTTAAACTTTCTCCACTAATATCAGCCGAATCAACACCAGTAATTGTATATGGTATAGAAGTTGCGTCATCAATATTTGTTGTTGTTAATGTAACCGTTGCACTTCCGCCTTCGTCAACATTAGTTACATTACTTGTTAATGTATAAGATACTGCACCTGCTACACTTGTATCATTAATATTTACACTAACTGAGCTTTCACCATTGTTTAGTCCGATAGTCATCGCCTCTAAACCTTCAGTAGTAGCATCTGACGTAATTGGAAGGATGAGTGTTGCAGTATTGTTAATAACAGTAAAGTCACCGGTTAGTGCGTTACCGCCGATATCAGCTGTTGTGATTCCTGTACCGCTAATCGTATAAGGTACTAATGTATCATCAGTAACATTTACTGTTGTTAGTGTAACAGTTAAATTTGATCCTTCGTTAATACTAGCTACACCGCCTACATCCAATGTATAACTTGCTACCGGAGTTGTACTTGTGTCGTTAAATGTAACACTTACACTTTCACTAATATTAGTTAAAGAAAGTTCAAATGTTTCTGTACCTTCAGTAGTTTCATCTGCTGTAACAGTATAAGTTTTTGAAGCTGTATTATTGCTTATTGTAAATATTCCAGACAATTGCTCGTCGGCAATATCTTCACTTGTTACTCCACTAATTGTATAAGGTATTGATGTTCCAGTTGCAACATTTGTTGTTGTTAGAGTTACTGTAAATGTACCAGATTCGTTAACTGTATTACTATCAACTGTTAGTGCGTATGTTGCCGGAACAAGTTCTGTTGTTTCAGTTGTTTGACCAATAGTCATTTGCGTTGCACTATTAAATTTATTAAAAGCAAATCTATTGTTACCACTTAGAATACTTCTTGAATCTGTATAGTCGTTATCAAGTCCCGTTGTATAAATTTTATCACTTCCTGAACTTGTATTAATAAACGCTAATCCTTGCTCTGGAGTTGCAGACGGATTAAGTTGTGTATATAACGCCAATAATCCTGCAACTTGTGGACTTGCCATACTAGTTCCACTGATATTAGTTATAGTAAAGCTACTATTTCCAGGATAAGGACCGTCACCGGACCCCCACCTATTAATAGTGCTGGTAGAACTCATAACGTTTGTACCGGGAGCGTATACAGTAACACCTGGACCTGTTTCAGAACTCTCTGCTTTTTGCTCTAATCCATTTGAATTGATATCAGTATCGATATTACCAACAATATGTGCTTGTGTTGAAAACGGCGAGCCGCCTCTATTATAATAGTATTCTGTAGTGCCAGTTGATGTTCTAGTAAAATAGTTATCGTAATCAAGACCTCCGTCAACATCAATTTTTTGTCTTGAATTGCCAGCTGCAATAACAACGTGTACTCCAGCATCAATTAATTCTTGCACATCAACGTCAACAGAAGCAACTCTAGATACATATCTATAACCAATTCCTGTAAATGAACCTACCATTCCGTAGTCTGGACGTCTTGCTGCTCCTGAAAAACTTGTACCTCTATATGATCCTCCTGAAATACCGGTAAAGTATCCGCCGTAGCCCCAACTCATATTAACAATAGTTGGACGTTTTTGTCCTGTAGCCGGATCAACTGGCTTATTTGCATGCCAGCCTTTGATAACATCAAAACAATCTGAAACAGGAATACCTGTGCCGCTGTCACTTGATCCTTCTAGTCCTGATACTTTTACAGCATAAATTCTTGCACCTTTAGCCCAACCGTATGTTAAGCCGGATGCAATACCTGCAACGTGTGTTCCGTGACCGTCATAATCTCTATAGTGGTCAACACTTTGAGAACCTGCTAGTCCGCTTTCGGTGTACCAGTTAATTTGTTGTACACGACTTGTACCGTTATAATCATAAAATTCAGGATGGTCTACTTGGACGCCACTATCTTGAATAACAATATCTACACCAGTTCCGTCTAAAGTATAATCATATCCACCTGTAACATTAGGACCAGTATATGGATTTGATACTTCGTTCATCCTGCGTAGACCCCAGTTAACAAAATTACCGTAGTCTAGTGTAGTTTTTGTAAAGTCGCCTGTTTGTGTTGCAGTACGTACTAAATCAATGTCATCACGTAAATCAGGACGCAATTCAACTGCTAAAACTCTAGTATCACTACTTAGTTTTGCTGCTTCTTCGTTAGTTAACATATAGTGCGTATTACGCTGTGACAAAGGTCTTGCATTAGCAACGTCAACTGAGCGTCCAGGAATATCACCGCCTCCTGTGGAAGCAATCATTTCTTGATTGAACGCTTCGTAGTTTACACCTTTGTTTAAACTTACAATATATTCTTTTTCACTCATTTGTCATTTCCTAATGTTTTATATATTTATGCTATAACGGGGTTACCCTGGTTTGCAGTGCTCAACCAACCATTTGATGTGAATAATAATGTTATGTTATCATTTACATCTTCAAATGTAATATCAGTTCCATTTGCAAACGTAGTCGGAGTAAGTATAGCGTCACCGGCATCGCCAACCATTGCAATTATTTTTACTTGTCCTACAACACCATCTGCTAGTGTGTATGCATCATCTGTGGCAGTAGTTGTAATTTCTGTTACTAGTGTATCTAAACTAATTTCTCCTGGTCCACTAATTTGTTGCACATCGCCAACTATCTTGCTTATTGGTCCTAAAACTTTACCAGCGACACCATCAATTATTACAGTTGAGTCATCTGCTACAATACTACCTTTAACATCACCAACAATTGAACCTTGTATAGTTCCTACAAGCGTACCATAAACTGTTGCATTATATACTTCTACAACTTGATTTCTTGTTGATGTTGGAGTACCAATTCTCACATCACCTTCATTTGTTCCTGCGTTAATTGCAACTCTTGCATAGTCAGTTGGGTCAGTTGGGTTACCTGGTTCTGTTTTTAATTCTATATGGTTAATGCCTTGCTTATCCATTTGAATATTAGACACACCTGCGTCAGTGTTGCCGCCGATTATGTTCAAGAAGCCAGCCGCTGTTAAATCTAAAGTAGTACCAGTATTGTTAACAATAGTATCTGCTTTAAATGCTTGTCCATGTATATTTACAGAATCAATATCTCCAACAAGTTTACTGTCTAGCCCATTAACTAGCATAGCAGAGTCGTCGCCAAACACACTACCTGTTAAATCACCTTCAAGACCGCCTACTGCTTTAATGTTGTCAGTTACTGGTGTTCCAAATAAACGCAATGCGTCTGCGGTAATATTTACACTTGTGTCTGTGCCTTGCGGATTAAGTGTAATACCGTTGTTAGCACCAACTGCTGTAGTAATTTGTATACTGTCGTCAGCTGTTATGTTATTTGCAACTAGTGCAGTTGAAAAACTAACAGTGCCGTCAATAGTAGTTGTACTACCTGAATTACCAATATTAATTGCTGTTGCTGTTGTTGCACCAATATTTACTGTTGCTTGATCTATATTTGCTGCTAGTGTTCCTGGTGTTGCTGTGTGTGTTACTTCGCCGTTTGCATTGTTGTACATCATTACAGTTGTACCAACTGCATCACGTACTGGTTTAATTACTAAACTACTTACTGTGGTATTTTCTACTGCAACGCCAGTTGCGTTTATTACAATTGAGTTTGTAGCTTGGTTTGTTTCACCTGCTAATTGACCAATTGCTATTGCATCAGCGCCCTGAGATTCTCTTCCTGCTCTATTACCAATTGCTACTGCGGATACACCTTGATCATTTTGTCCAGCGTAACGTCCAAGTGCTGTAGCCTGAGCACCTTGTCTTTCTCTACCAGCAGAAGTACCAACTGCAACTGCCTGTGAATCTTGATCTGTTGTGCCAGCGTATGGTCCAATTGCTATTCCACCATACGCTTGGTTAGTTACACCTGTGTTTTCACCAAGTGCAATTTTATCTTCACTTGTTCTTAAACTTGCTGTTTCAATATCACCTATAATTTTAGCATTTACACCGTCTACTAATATACCCGAATCGTCAGCATATACACTACCAGTCATGTCGCCATCAAATGTACCTGTGTGCGCACCTGCGGCATTACCTGTTACGTCACCAACAACTGGTCCAGTATGTGTGCCTGCTGTATCACCTGTTATACTACCTGTAACGTTACCTTCAAATGTTGCTGCAACCAGTGTTTCTATACCTAATGTCCATTTGTCAGTTGCTTCGTCCCATACAAATGTTTTGTTAGCTTCTGTTCCTCGTTCAACTTCAATACCAGATGTGCCTAATGTTACACCAGCGGCAGTTTCACCTTTGTTTAATACAATAACATTATCTGTAATTGCAGTATTAGTTGTTTCAATTTCTGTAGTATCGCCAGTAATAGTTAAGTCACCTGCAATTACAACATCATTAAAGTTTGATGTTCCTGCTGTTGCTTCTACATTACCGTTTACATCCTTCCATGCACCGTTTTGATACATAACAACTCTGTTAGTTGTTGAGTTATAAATCAAATCGCCGTTTTCTGCTGCAATCGCAGGTAAATTAGTGCTACTAACTTCTGACAGTCTAAACGGAACATTACCATTTATTTTTACTCTATTGCCTGCTGTAATTTCAAGATCAGTTGCTGCTGTCATTTCAGCAATGCCTAATCCTGTACCATAATTTAGTGTATTAGTTACAACAGTCTGTGAAGTCATTGTATCAAAATGTCCTTCACCAAATGGATTAGTTGTAGTACCTACTGACCTAGTGTCAGCAGTATCTGGATAAATGTCGCCGGTTACTTTTGTATTTCCTAAGTCGACAGTTGTAGCAGCACTAATAACAATATTGCTTGCACCTGTGATACTTCCTGCGCTAGTAAATTCAATATCGCCGCGTATTTTGCCAGCAACACCATCAACTATTACAGTTGAGTCATCACCAAAAACACTGCCCTTAATATCTGATTCAAAAGGTACGCCTTCGTCAAACAATCCTGCTATTTGTGCGTTCAAATCAGCAGTTTGTAAATATCCTACATCGTCTGAAAATTCTGATAAAAATTGCGGAGCGCCTTGTAGTGATGCATAACTTACTTTTCCAGTACTAGCATCAAATACAATTTCTTCGTTGTACGAAACTAAGTTTCCTTTTAGTGTAGTTGCAACAATTTCATTAAACTTTAATGCTTCTGTACCTACATTACCTACATTTGTTGTACTCGGAACAATACTAGTATCAACAGTAATAGTATCGATTTCAATATTACCTAAATCACTTAACGGTCTATATTCTAATCCTGTACCGTCCGCTTTTACTTTTACAAAATAGTTAGGTGATCCAATAAAAGAGCTCGGAGTATCTGTTAAGTCAGCAAATGCTTGTGCAACTAATTTTTGTCCGTTAACTTTTATTACTGTTGCATCGATTGTTCCCAATGACGTTATGTCTTGTACGTTAACAATTGAATTAGTACGCAAGTCGAGATTGTCAGAATCTGGTAGTTCCTTAATTTTATTGCCATCTGTAGTATCAAGTACTAGGGGAAATCTATTTGCCATTCTTATTAATCCTATTGTTATACATATTTATCGTATCCACTTGAAGTATTATAGTGCTGCTATTCTAGTTTGAAAGTCTGCAAAGTCTGCACTTGCTGCTACTAATACTTTCAAGTCTGCTGTATTAGTGTAACCTGGTATTGCCGCGTTGTGTGTAACTTGTCCGGTGTCAGCATCGTAACCAAGTATGGTTACCATTGTATCGTTTCTAATTGGTGTAATTATTGTGCTATTTGCTCCAAAGTTGTATACTTCTGCACCAGTTGCGTTTATTACAATCGAGTTTGCGGCTTGGTTTGCATAACCTGCTTTTTCACCAATTGCTATTGCATTTGCGCCTTGATTTGATACACCTGATTCTTTACCAATTGCTATTGCATTTGCGCCTTGAGTAGTTTTACCTGCGTCTTTACCAATTGCTATAGCAGAGGTACTTTGTTGAATTGCGGCTGCGTCTTTACCAATTGCTATAGCGTCTGTACCTTGTCCTCCGAGGAAAAACATATCGTTCGTAGGTGTTTGACTTGCATTTGCGCTTAGTGTAAGTGTTGTGCCGCTATCTACAGAAACAACAGTTTGTGTTGTAAATCCAGTGCCACGAACTCGGAACCCTGGATATATTCCTGTTGTATCATCTACAACAAGTGCTGCACCGCCAGTTCCGCCACTTACATAACTAGGAACAAGAAGGTTACCCGGTGCTGCGCTATAGCCAACTGCAACAGCGCCTTGTTCTTGCCCAAAGGCGCCTGCGGCTGCACCAACTGCAACAGTGTCATGGCCTTGATATTCTGCACCCGCTGATTGACCAATTGCTGTTGCATCTTGACCTTGCTCATTTAAACCTGCATTATTACCAACTGCTACTGATTGCATTCCTTGGTTGATACTTCCTGCGCCAGTACCAACCGCTACAGCCCAGAGAGACTGTCCTGTTTCACCTGCATTTGTACCAATTGCTACTGCGAGGTTTGCTTGATTAGTTTTACCTGCATTGCTACCAAGTGCTATACTTGTCGCACTTGTTCTTAAACTTACTGCATCTACACTTGCTGTATCTACTGGACCAACAATCTTATTGTTTACACCGTCAACTAGTAGAGTACTATCATCTCCAAATACACTACCTGTAATGTCACCATCATATGCTGCACCAGACACCATAGCATCTGTTATTCCGTATCCTGCAAGTGTTGTAGGCTTGCCTGTAATACCGCTAAAAGCAACTGCGCCTGCTGTACCACTTACATCACCTGTTACGTTACCTGTTACGTTACCTGTCAAAGGTCCGTAAAAAATATTAGCCAATACTGAGTCTGTTTCAACTTGTCCAGTAAACCAAGCATTGTAAAATCTATTACTAGTAGAGCCTATGTCAGTAGTGCCATCACCCGGAAGTATTGATGTTGATTCAATAGGCCCAACAATTTTGCTGTTAACGCCGTCTACAAGTAAAGTACTATCGTCTCCAAATACACTACCTCTTAGGTCTTGTGGTACTATTGGAGATCCTGTATACAACTCTGTGAAGTTGTCGTTGATTTTTTCAAAAGCTAAACGTAATGGATCTCCGTCGCCTTTGTTTGCACTTGTACCTGTATTAATTAGTTTTTGTGTCATTATTTCTTGCTCCAACTTCGACTCTTAGTTTACCAGCAGTAGCGAGCACACGCCTCGGCTGCGGGGATCTAGTATCAACAGCTGCCTTTACTCCGCTTTTTACTAGTTTATTAGTTTGTGTTTTATCCATTAGTGTTTACCTACTACAACTTCAATAACGCCTTTGTCATTGTCTGTTTTATTTTCAAGTGCCTTACCAACAATTCTGCCCGGCGCCGCATTATTGTTAACAATAGCAAACCCTGGAATTGCACTTGTTACAAGCATATCACCTTTAGCAACTTTACCAATTACTTTACAAGGAACTCTACCTTGCATTGCAACTGGGCAAACAAACTCTGCTTCTTGGTGTGAGTTCATCAAGTATGCAGGATTAGTAGAAACAACACCTGCTACTCTATGATCGTTATGCGTGTCAGTCATTGCAACTTCTTTTTCGCCTCCAAATACAAGTACAGTACCTGGCTCGTATCCTGCATCAGCTTCATAGTTTTCTGCTAAGTCAGCATAGTATGCTTCGGTAGCTGTACCGCGGAAGTATGATGCATATACATTTGAATATTTTAGTGTAGATGTACCGATGTTATATGTATTGTCTAAGTCTGGCTTTGCACCGCTTGAATCAAAAATCATTGGAGCAACACTAGAACTTGTTCCACTGTTAGCAACAACTATACCAATTTGGCCAGTTGTTGTTTTACCTGTGTTTGCACCAATTGCTATTCCTGTACTTGCCGCACCTTTTTCACCTGGTGCTTCAATAAAGCTACTGTACATCCAATCAACGCCAAGTACTTTTTCACCATTAAAGTTAGAAGTACCTTGTAAAGAACTTTCAGTAATATTAGTGCCACCAATACCTACACTACCTTTTATTAGCATATTAGGATATGTTGCACTTGGAGTTCCTGCGCCTGAGCCGCCTACTGCTGTAAAAATTAAACCCTGTGATGGTGTTTTAACATTTAGTGTTAGTGTGTCTAAACTTAATACTTCGTAACTTGCATCACCGCCTAGTATTAACGAGTTGGCTTGCACTTTACCTGAAGCAGTTGTCTTAACAATTGAATTAACTTCACCAGTTGAAGTTACGTTAGAAACGCTATATGATCCTGCACCAGTTTTAATTAGTGCTTGACCAGGATCAGCAACTGATGTTAGTTCAGAATTAAAGTCTGCGTCTACAAGTCCAGTACCTTCAACAACTACAGTATTAAATGAAACTGCACTAACTTCGCCATTACCAGCTGCATCTCGTCCTATCACACTATCTGTAGCAATTTGTTCAATATCAGCTAAAGAAACAGCACCACCTTTAAGTGTTACCCAACCATCAGTGATTTCAAATTTAGCATCATCAAACGCTGCACTACCTAAGTCTGCTTGTGCAATACTTGTAGCATCGACTCTTGTAGTTGCTGCGTTTAGATTTAGTTTAGTTTGTGAAATTTGTGCTGTTCCACTAATATCACTGTTAACAATTGCTCCAGGATTAATTTGTAAGTTAAATACTGTCCTACGATGAGTTGCATAAGAGTCATCTGATTCTCTATTTACAGAAGCAATAATGTCGCTTGCTGCATTCCATACACCGTTTGCCCATTCATCAATTGGTCCATCTACTATTTGTCCTTGCTTGCCACCCAATGCTGTAATAACATCAGCTGCCGGTCCACTCGCCGGTTTGCCGTCACTGAACTCACCACTTGTTGGTGTGTAAATAATTTCAACAATGTCGCCTTCAATACCTACAATACCATCTTTATAATCAACAATGGCTCCAGTTGCTCCTGTTATAGATCCTGTAATTGCATCACCAACAGCAAACCCGCCACCTACAAGTGATCCAGCACTTACAATAATTTTCTTATATCCAGTTGTAACTAGAAGTTGTGCTTCTGCAACATCATTAATTTCATTGTCTCGTAGGTCATCCAATGTATCTAAAGAACCGCTTGCACTATCAACATATGCTTTAGTAGCAACGTCTGACGCTGATATAGGTGCTTTTACGTTTGTAATTGTATTGTTAGCTGCATTCAAATCGTCTGTCATTGGGACAGCACCGTTAGGAGCAAGTACACCTGGCCCTAATTTATTAGCTACAGGAGCACCTGTTACATCGTAACCCAAGCGTCTGTTTACATAACCACGTATTGCACTTTCTGTTGGTACAGTATCTGATGCATTATCAGTCATTGCTGTGTCTGTACTAAATTCAGTAATAACAACACCACGCTTAAAGCCTAGTCCGTCAACATCTGAAAGTGCAAGTGATGCACTAAATGTAACTGTACCAGTACCTTGGTCTACACTAAAGAATCTACCAACTCTAAAGATACCGTTTTGATCTGTACTTACATAAAATACTCGACCTTTGCCTTTTTCAACAACTTCGTTAGATTCCTTCTTTTCTCCTGGCTCACCAAAGATAACATTTGGATAGTTACTTGAGTTAAATCCGCCTGTGCCAATATCTAAGAAGTCGTGTCCTGTTGCACGACATGTACTAATGTTAACAGTAACACTACCTGTTGCGCCATTTTTCAAACCGCCTCTAAGTGTAACAAGTTCAGAGCCTAATACAACTGTACTATTAATCCCTGTTGCATTAGTTGGGTTAATTGTTTCATAATCAACTAAGTCAACAATAGCGTAATCGTTTGACTCACTTCCTTCTACAACTGTTGTTCCTTCTACTCCTCGATAGTTGAATACATAATGCTTTTTACCATCCCAAGTAATAATCGGAGCTTCGGTAGTTAAACTATCAACTGTCCATCCTGCAGGTCTACTTGATGTAGGAGTTCTTGCATTATTGTTAAGTCTAAAGATTTCGTTTGCATCACAAGGTTGTACTGCTATTGTAGTATCGCCTGCTGTGCCACCTTTTGTAGTACCTCCTGTGAGTGCTACACCACCGTCTGTAATATTTCCAATTACCTCTTGAGCTTTTGCTGCATTTACAGTTAGTCTAATAAAGTCGTAAGTGCTATCAAGACCTGCTTGTGAAGTATTAGCAGGTAACTCGTCACCAATACTGTCACTTGTTAAGAAACTAATACTTCTATAAACAAAGCCTGGATTCTCATCAAACGTTAATGCTGTACTTGGACGAATAGTTAATACATCTGGACGAGCTAGGTCACTAATAATATGTGTTTGGTTTCTGTAGTAAACTATATTTGTGTTAAACGGTACAATTTCTAATAGTCCGTTTGCACTAAATTGCGCATCAGATGTACTAAAGTTTAATTTGTAAACTTGTCCGCTATTCATTGGAGTACTATCTTCAGCAGCTATTGTACCAGTTACGCTAAATGTTTCAATTACACCTGTTACTAGTGCTACTGAGTCTACTGTAACTGTTGCATCGTTTGCAGGAGTTACACCACCCAATTGGTCACCAGGTACTACAAAAGTATCACCTACATCATAATTTGAAGTTGCTGCCAGTTGTGCTGATGTTGCCGATACTTGATATCCACCATTAATTGTTTTAGTAAGTGTAAAGTCAAACCCAGTTGCTCCGGCATCTGCCACTGTTTGAATTGGATCACCGTCAATGTCTGGATATTGACCAACTATGTGTTGCACAACTTCTGCGTTGGCAACTTCATAACGTGCAAAAGCTGGGCGAGATGGATGATATATGTTAACTTCTGATCTATTTGACGGTACATCTTTTGCATCGTAAACATAGACCGCTAGTTTTTCAACTGAGTTATCGTAGCCATTTGCGTCAATTGCTGTTGGAACACTGTCTGCACCTAGTGCGCCACTTACACTACCGGTTAGTTCATTGGTTGTATCAAATGCACCGGTAATATTTGTTACGTATATAACATTTGATCCGCCTGTTGTGCTTGTTGCAACTGCAACTTCTCCTGTTGAACCGGTAATAGCCTGTGTTAATGTTTCACCTGCTGTTAGATTTAACAATCCAGTTGTGGACAAGATAACATCAACATCAAACGCTCGCATTGGCTGTGTCATATCTTCATACAATTGTATTGAATCTGGAATTTCGTTTGGATCACTACCTTCAGCTACTAGACCAAACTCACCATAACAACTTGAACCTGTTAGTGATCTAATCTCAGCACCATTCTTTGAATAGTAACTAGCATGACAGTAATATGTAAACATACTAACCATCTCTGATAGCGCACCATTACTTGCAACCAAGCCGTAACCTAAATCGTTAACTTGTGTAAAGTCGTTACCTAGTATACTTCTATTACCAGCTGTTTGTAATGTAATAGGCAATGGTGCCGGAACGCTTTGTACTGTTGCATTAATAATTACTTTTCTAGAGTTATTAATATCATCATGTGCGTCTGTTAATTCTGCACTTACGCCTAATGTATCTACTGCTGGGAAAATTGTATCAGGAACAGCATTAAGGTTTGCATTTTCAGCAGTTAATTTAATAATGTTAATCAAACTATCTGTAATAGCAGTTTCAGTTGCTGTTGCTGCGCTTCCAGAAGCGTCTTGAACTTCAGTGTTGCCTGTGGTAGGGGTTACTGTTGGTGTTGCAGTTACATCTGTAAGAACTGTTGCAACCACTGATGCTAAATGCACATATGCCGCTGCTGTTGCTGCTCGTTGTGCTACGGGAAGTTGTGCTACAGCACCATCTAAGTATGCACGAGCATTAGTTACTGTACCACTATTACCACCATAAAGTATATCGTATGTTAGTGCATCAACAATGTATCTTACATCTCTAGCACATTTTACACTGTCATATCCTGCAGGCGGCGTGTTAGCATTTACAAATGCAACAACTTCTGCACCTAAGAACGTTTTGTTATTTTGTAATCTTGTTGCAGCATCGTCAGCATCTGTAGTTGGAAGTACAGCCGGTGCAGGGAATGTTAATGCATCTGCAACTCCGTCACCTGGCTCACTTACACTAACTGTGCCATTTTGTATAATATCAACAACTTCGTCAAATCCTGCTGTAACTCTAGTTTCAGCTGTAACGCTATCATCAACTTGTGCTAGTGCAAGTACTTGCCCTTTTGCAAATGCAATTGCGTTTGTTGTTTGGCTTTGTTGATTGCTTTGTACATAATCACCTGTTGCTCTTTGATAAGCAAGACCGTTATACACGCTATTATAGTTGGTACCTAATGCTACGTCTTTTGCAATACCATCTAGAATGTATCCTGTATCTCTAGCACATTTTACACTATCAAATTCAAATGTACCAACAGAGTCTAAATCAATACCTGTTGTTAATGCACTTGTAACACCAGTAAATCCAACGCCGCCGTTTGAACTAGGATCTAATATTAAATCTGCTGTACCATTTGCTTTATCGTAATTAGTAACAGCGTTAACTTGGAAACGTCTACCATCTACATAAAATGCACTTGGTGTTTCAGGACGTCTTACAAATAACCCTTGTGGTTCTGCTTGTGATCCTAAACTTTTAACAGTTAGTCTAAATGCACTTCCGTCTACTTTTTCTATAACTTGCACTGCTGAGTTGCCAACAAACGCATCAACAAACAAGCCACCTCTAAATGCCTGCTTGTTTGCAGATGCTGAGAAACTTGAACCAGTTTGTACATATGGAGACTTAGTAAGTACTTGTCCTTCTGGATCAAGTACAAGCATAAAGCCACCGTGTCCTTGTACAGTCATGTTACGCAAAATCGTAGCATCGTTCATTAAGAACGCATCCATCTCTGTATTTCTTAATGGCGGATTGTAATCGTTATTGAATGCAAACTTAACTGTGTTAATTAAGTTTTGTAATACTGTGTCTGGACCGTCAATAATTCTCCAGTTTGCTGAAATTTCAGCTGCATCAAAATTTGCGCCTGCTGTATGTTCTTTAGTTGGAGTATAGTATGTTGTTATATTCAAACCAGTTGTAAATTTAACAACATTGCCTAAACGATATAAGTTATTAGCGGTCCATGCCGGCGGTTCTCCAGAACCGTTAAACAAATCTGCTGCATATTGTCTATCAGATACTCCGCCACCTGCTTGGTTGTAAAGCTCAGTTGGATTTTCGCCAATTATTAATTTACTTGCTACAGTATAAATGTGCTGTATGCCAGCAACTGTTTCTGTTTCTGTTCCTACTTCAACAGCGCCTGCATAGTATTCACCTTGTGCTTCAAGAGAAAACTCGTTGCCGCCGTTGCGGAAGTCTTTAACAAGTGCATCAACAATTAATCCTGCGTCTCTAAAACATTTTGTTCTTGAATATTGTGCTGTACCTACTAGTGCAGGATATGTAGTTTCAATATAATTTACAACTTGTTCTTGAATAAATTCTCTGTTGTCAATCATTGTAAGTGCGTTAGATTCCCACTTACCTACGTTTTCATAACCTTGACCTGTATTTTTTAGTTTGTTTGGTTTTAATAAGTAGTGGTTACCAAAATAACCATCACATGCATTAGTTAAAGGATTTATATAAGGAATACCGTTTGGTACACTATCAACTACAAATGATATACTTGCTGCACCATTGCTACCAAGAGATGCATCTAGTACAGTGACACGTTCTCCCTTTTGAAATTGGTCGCCGCTATTAGTAATTGTGATACTATCAATAGCACCGTCACTACCAACGACGATACTAAATTCAGCATCTTTACCTAGCTTATCACTAGTCCATGTGCTTACTGTGTATGTACCCGGTGTTCTTAAAGAATCTGTTTGCGGTTCAAAACTAATAGCTTCTATATTAGTTTTGCCTAATACAAGCCCGTCAAACTCTGCATCTCTATAAAAGAATGTACTTGCCCAACGTGATTGCGATACACGATTTTTTGGACGTACAATTACTCGTCTAAATTCATCACCTTTAACACTTACGTTTTTAGGCACACGTATTGGATAGTCCTCTAAATAGATACCTGATTCAACTCTGATTGAAATTTGTGTTTCTACTTGGTAGTTTCCATATTCTAATTCTTCTCCGATTTCAAATTCAACTGGCTCTAAAAGTTGTAATTCAATTTCGTCTGTTTCTACTACAGCAACTGGTCTATCACCCGATTCTTGTCTATAGTCAACAATTCTACCTAATGCACCTGAACTTTTACCACGTACAACTTTACCTGGAATTATATCTGTGTTTTCAGGGTTAGCTTGATCAATAAAGCCTAGGTTACCGTTTGAAGCATTAATTTTATACGTTGTTTGACCGTCAACAACTTGCGGCGCTTGGAACACTCCGTTATTAATGATGCCTGTAATAATATCCATTTTTGCACCAATAACTTCGTCGGCACTTGAATCTGGAATTATAGTAGCGTCAATAAATTGTGGAACACGAGATTGATATAATGTTGGCGGTGCTGTATTTGTTAAAATATATTGTGTTACAAGAGTCTTAGCATATTCAAGTCCTGCTAATGTTTCTACACGCTGTACACCAATTGCTTTTTGCGCACTAACATTTGAATAATAACGTATGCCACTCCAGCGTGATAGATAGTTAGCGTTATTACCTAGTAGTGCGTCTAAACTAACACTATCTAAGATAAATTGTACATCACGTTGACAAATTTCTAAACTGTATGTTCCTGCAAAATAAGGAAATGTTGCGTCTACATATGCCGTTACTTCTTTTGCAACAAATTCTTTGTTTGCAACAATAAGATCTCTAGCTGCTTGTCTACCTGCTATTTGACTATTGATACCTGCTGTTGTAATAGTTGCGGTATTAGCTCCTCCGCCATGCGTCATTGTTTGTTGATAAGGACCCGGTTCGGGAACTGCTGCAATAATTAATTCTTCTGCTTTACGTGCTGCTGCATTAATTGTTCTAAATGCATAACCTGGCGAACGACCTTCTTTACCGTCTGGGGTAAATGTTTGTAAGTCATCACCGTCTGTACTAACATAAAGGTTAACTGTACTTACTGCTGCAACATTATCAACATATAGTTTTGTTGCAGCTTGCAAGTCGTCTGGACCATTTGGAGTACCTTTACCTGCAACTTCACCAGGGTGATCATACAAGTGTAAAGCACCTTCCATGTTGTCGCCTTGTCTACGCACAACAGATTTCCGTGGCAACGCTTCATTGCTTAACCAGTTGCCCTCTAATGAAGCATCGTACGCCGAATCAGTAATTGTAAATGATCCTGTACCTCCACTTAGAAGTATCCTTCCTGTAGCGTTAATAGCATCATCTTCAGTTGGATATAAACCAATAGTGTTTTCGTTTATGACTCTAATATAATAATCAGAACCTGTTACTACGCCAAATGGATCAGTACCAGACGAAGTAAATTTAAATTTAGCACCTGTAAATGCTTCAGATAGCCCGTGTCCTGTAATATTTAAATTGCCTTGTAGGATACCCGATGCTGTTAGTGTATACTGACTAATAGTTGTTGGTTCGTCACCTATACGTATGCCGCTACCTGCAACACTTTTTCCTTGATAACTTCTATCAGCATATGCTTTATTAATTACAAGAGACCCAATGTCAAAGTCAGTACCATGAACATCGTTAAAAAGTTGTAGTGCTGTTGGATCTACACTTACATTGCCAATTGGATATGAACTAGCATTCAACGGAGCGTCTAATGTTGGCAAAGGATCATTAGCTACTCTTGATACTAATTGTCTAATAACTACTTTACCGTCAACGCTATAATCAAATCCAATAGTATCAGCGCCGCCGTCTAATGCATTATCTGATGCAAACTCTAAAAAGTTAATCCCGCTACCGTCTGATTTAACTAAAGGAACTTGATTCTCACTACCTTCATAAGTGTTTGGTGTATCGTTTAGGTCAGTATACGATATCTGCCCGCCAATACCAAAAACGGCATATAATTCTTGAAAGTTTTCGTTTACTTTACGAAACGACTCACGTATGCTATCGCCAGTACCGTCGTTACCTTCAATGCCGATATCAATTTGTTGCTTTGCCATGTTATTTTAGCTCCAGTATTTGTGTTTGATCAAACATCTTGTCAAAGTTTATACTAACACCACAACCGCATGCTGATTGCGCATTAGGGTTATTAACTTCAAACATAGATCCAATTATATCTTTTTTGTAATTAATTTCTGTACCAACCAAAAACATAGTGCTATGCACACCAATTACAAAGGTACAGTTATTATCTGTTTTTAGGACTTCGTCGCCCTCTTGTAAATCATCAGGTGATTCTAGTGTACCCCACTCATATTCAAATCCTGCGCAACCACCACCCTTTACGTTTAGTGTAATAGCATAGCACCCGTGATCGTTGCATAAAGTGTCTATTTGTTGTTTTGCTGAGTCAGTTAGTGTACATAATGTCATAGAATTTACCTTTCACATCAATATTTATCGTATTGTTTTATAATCTTAATGTAAATATAGTTATGTTTATAAGAGAATTTAAAAAGCAAAGCCGGCACGTTCGCAAAAGTAAAACAGGCAAGGAACACACCTATACACGCGAATATACTATATGTGTGTTTAGATGCGACAACTGTGATGCAGAGTTTGAACGTGCTAGAGGAAGTATGGATCCTAACCGCCTAAGTAACAATTATTTTCACGTATGTAAGAACTGTGATGCTAAAGTATTTGCTCAAAAGAAAGGCGTAGAAAAGAAACAAGTTTGGAATATGAGTGCTTCTAGTTCTACGCCTATTGGCAAGTTATAGGTTATCTAACACTAAAATACATAGTGATTTCAAATCCAAGTCTTATATTTTCATAAGTTGGTTTAGTCCACATAATAGTCTCCTTATAAATTTTTCCAAGTAAATGCTCCAAAGAACATTT